GTTACGTCGCGTCCTCTTCCATCACCATCGCCTCAAAAAAAATAATACCCATATCCATTTTCAACTTCTCCTCATACAACAGTGACAACAGACTCACCGGCGTAAACCTCTGCACCAACGCCGTCCCCCCCGTCACCGTCACCTGAAACCGCGTATTCGCCCGGCTCAAAGTCACCAGCTCCTTCCACACATTCACAACATTCAACTGGTCATTCGAATAGATCCGCAGCTCAAACCGTGGCGTCACCGCCTTCGCATACAGATCCGGCACACCGCCATCCAAATGCACACTCACACCCGTCTGGCTTTCCGTCCAACCATCACCATACCGATGCTTCGCCGCCACCCGCCCGCTCACCGAAGTCAAAGCCGTCTCCAGCCACGTGATCACCGCTTCCAAAGGATCAATAACCATACTCATAGCTGATGCCTCTTCAAGATCGCAGGCATTTCCTTCCTCGCCTTATCCACACCGATCGTCAAAAAATGATAGCCCTCAAAACCTTGATGCCCCTGATGCACCGGCAAAGCGTACCCCAACCCGCTTCCCAACTGCACCACGATCCTGCTCCCGTTGACTGAAGCATCCACCTTCTGCCCGCCCAACTCTGAAGAACCATCATCCCCGCTCCAGTTATAACCAGGCTCAGCCGTATGAATGGACCGTCGCAGCTTACCCGTGATCACACCATGCCCCTTTCGCAGCTCACGCTTCGCATGTCCTTCCGCGGTCAAACCAAACTCACCCAATGCCGCCGCTACCTTCTGCGCCACTTCTTGAGTAACCTGCTTGCCTCGCCACGTCTTGAACTTCGCCATTATTCTCCTAAAAGCTAATCGCTAAAAGCTAACAGCTAACAGCTATCAGCTAATCCGTTCCAACATCGCCGTCTTATGATGCGAATTCCTACCGCGCCTATGCAGCACTTCCGTCACCACGAACGTATCACTCATCGTCGTCGCATCCTCCAGCGTCACCAGGCTGATCTTCGCCCGTTCATTCAAAGTCACATCACCGCGTACCAACAACTTATAAACCGACTGCACTACACTCTCCTGCCGCTCATCGCTCCACACCCTCTCACGATCCTCCACCAACCGGCACCGCACACCCGTGGCAGGCGTCCCATACGCCTTCGTCGGATTGTTATACACATGCGCCGCCCCCGCCGCCGGATTCTCGATCGTACACGTATGGATTAGATGGTCATCAAAACTCATGCGTCCTCACAAAGCTAACCGCTAACAGCTAACAGCTATTAGCTAAACCGCCTGAAACATCAACCGCTTCATACACTTGCGGAACTCAGCGTCACTCGCATCAAATGCCGTATACGAATACTCACCGGCAATACTCTCACTCTTCAAACCGGTCCTGTTCAACACATACCGCAACAGATCAATGATCACACTCTCCCGCACCGACCGGTCATCCGCAGGCTTATAAGTCACCACCACACGGTCGCCCCAGGTTGTGCCCATCGGCAAACGCTCGATCACACCACCGCCCCACGTCTGATACTGATCCGCCGTCAGCGTCGCCGTATCCTCCACAATGCTCACCACGCTATAGATCTCCGTGGGCAGGAACAAATTCTCACCATCCCCGCGCATCGTGCGGACAACTTCCGTTGCATACGCATCCGTCTGCGGCGCCCCGATCTTCGCCGTGATCTCAGCCTCAATCCGATCAATGACCACCTGCAAGTCACCATCCGATAGACCCGTATTCACCAACGCCCTGGCTTCCGCCACTGTGACCAAACTCATTTCTTCCTCGCAACTCTTCCAGTCCGCTTCGCCTGCGGTTTCATGATCGCGTGATCTTCAACAACTTCTTCGCGCTGAGCGGAGAGTGGTACTCCGCTCGCAGTCGAAGCGCCCTCAGCTAAAAGCTCACCGCTAATCGCTGAACGCTGCTCCTCCACATACTCCACATACCCATCGCGGAAATATGCTTCAGCCTCCGCAACCGTCATCCACACCACATCCCCAGCCTTCCCCACCCCGCCAATGTTATGCAGTTCCTTGATCTTCACTTTCACTTTATCTGCCATAAACAATCTCCTCGCTCAGTCTTCCCCCAAATTCGCGTGCTCTCCGCGCATTTGGGGGAAGTGGCGAAGCCGATGGGGGTAAAAGCTACCCGCCAACAGCTAACAGCTTCTTAACTCTGCGTCCCCACCTTCGTCCAGGTCGGGTCCAACGCCGTGTTTGTATTGATATACAGGATCCCATTCGTGGTATCCACCAACAACGCACCCTTCTTCGCACCGCGTGCGGTCGCAGTCACACCCGCGGTTGTCTCAGTCACCACCGCAGTTGGGGTTGTTCCTGTCAAACTCGAATTCGCCACGATCAACGGCACCACCTGATTGATCAAGTTCCCGCCAAACGTGATCGTCACAGTTCCCACACCGCTGGTCAACGTGCCATCTGCACACGTCACGCCGCCCGTTCCGATATTCGGCAGCGCTTCCAAAGCCGCATCGATCGCCGCGATCAAAGCCGCATCATCGCTATCGATCCACGTCACCGCCGAAGTCGTGTACCCATCGTATGTCAACGTGAACGTCCCACCGGTCGGAGTCCCGCCGAAGGTCAGGGTCTGCACTTCATTCGTACCCTGCACCGGCACGCCCGCCACCTCAAAAGGTCCCAAACCACCTTCAATAATAGGCATATCTCAATTCTCCTTTCAACTCATTCTCTCCCCCCATTTATTCCCGCAGGGATAAATGGGGGGATGTCGCCGTACCCGGCGACAGGGGGGTCGCTAATCGCTAACCGCTAAATACCCGTCACCTTACAGAACGCACTCGCGCGATAGATCGCCAGAGTCAAACGCTTATCAGCGCGGATCGCCAGCTTGCCCTTGATGAAATAATCAGAGTGGCTGTCGCTCACTTTGATGTTTGCACCACGGCGTCGGAAAATTTCCGAATAAAGCTGGAAGTCACCAAGCAACGCAGTGTTCTCAGTCGAGGCAGTGGTGATCACCGCAGGCAGACCCCAAATGCGTTCAGGTCCTGCTTCAGCGGGGGAACCCCAGATATAAATGCCATCGGTGGTGCGCAGCAAGCGGATATCTTGCCAGTCATTCGGGTGGAATACCACGGCAGACGGCTCAGCGAAACCGGTATGACGTACAAGGGTCATCGCCTTGTAAATTGCATCCGGTGTAGGATCAGCGCCCTTCGCCTGGCTCTGCACGCCAGCTTTGACCAGGAACCCGGTCATGTTCGGGGCATTGCCATCACCGCTCATCAACTGCACTTCTTCAGTGAGATCAAGCATGGTCAACAAACGGTTATTGATCGCGCCTTGTACCACCGGCGCATCTTCCAACTGGATCTCAGTCACCGGCAGGAAGGTTGCGATTTCACGCACGGTCTCACTGCGCTCGGTGTAAGCCAGGGCAGCTTCACCAGCCTGTCCGCCTTCCGAACGGGTTGCGGCATTATTGGTGAAAGTGGTTTCTTCCATGTACACCACCGCAGCTTGTGTGGTCGGTGTTTGTGGAATGAGATCAGCGATCACCGGGCGGCGATGAGCGTATTCAACGATCCGACCAGTGCGCACCGATTCAGGGGCAAAGCCCGCGCCGGTTTCCATCAAGGTCTTCGCCTCAAGGAAATCGAAATCATCCAGGCGCACAATGATGTCGCGCTTCGACTGGCGGTTCTTATACCCTTCACTTTCAATGAACAACTCACCCAGGCTCTTCACCTGGCGGCGTTGATCACTTGCCTTGCCGCTGGTATTCATCGGCAAATTATTCGCCGGGCGATGACCATCAGCGACTGCCTTCGCATTGCGCTGATACACATCATCGATCATCTTCGCATCTTCCAGATCCTTCGCGATGCCATCGATCTCAGCATTGCGGCTCTTCACATCTTCAAGCTGCGCTGTGGTGAAATCATAACGATCCTCACCGTCAACCTTCACCTTCGCCTTCTCGAACATGCCCGCCAGCTCATCGCGCTTGGCATTCAATAAACCTTGTAACTCTTTTACAGTCTTCATGACTCAATTCTCCTTGTTTGATTTTTCTCCCCCTAAATCGCCGCGCTCTTTGCGGCTATTTGGGGGGATGCCCCTTCAGGGGCAGGGGGGCTCGCTAAAAGCTAACCGCTAAAAGCTGCCCTATAAAACTTCGCCATCTCATTCCGCACATCCTCATCCTTCGCCTTCGCCTGCGTCTCATCCAAAATGGTATTCAATTCCGAAACCATCTTAAACAAACGCCCGCGTGTCGCCTCAGATAAAGTGCGCCCTTCCAGCTCGCGGAAATTCTTGCGGTCCTTCACGCGCGCCAGGAACTCCTCCACTGTTGATTCCACCAGTGCAGAGTGTTGTACAAAAGTCGTACCGCTCACCGGCAGACCCTTCACACCAGCCGTTGCAGGGTTCATCCCCCAATTCACATCGCTCACGTCATACAGCTCCACGTCCTGCAATACGCGGATCTCCTTCCCATTCTCCAGCTTCTTAATGCTGAACTCATGGATGTCATACGCATACGACATCTCCGTGATGTCGCCTTCCTCGATGCCCTTGAAAACCCAATCAGCCAAAGGGATATCGGAATAATATTTCCGCGTCACCTCTACGCCGCCAGTTGCCTCCGGCGCCCACTCCTTCACCTTCGCTGGTAACTCACCTGCCTCCACCTCGCGGATGCTTTTCACGCTTGCGATCGGCGGATTCATCGAATTATGGTTCCACAAAAACCGCACGCGGCTTCTGCCATCGCTCAACCGCTTCCCAAACGAACCATTCACCGACATATCGCCGCCTGTATCAATGTTCCCATGCACAGCAAATATCCCAATAATCGTCCGCGTCTTCACATCCATTTCCTTAATGAAATAAGGCAAAGTTTTATAAAGCATTGTCAATCTCCTTTATCGCGCAAAATACGGCACATAAATTAAATGTGCATCAATCCAATAAGTCTCGCCGTTTGCATAGATCAAAATCATTTTTTTCAACTCCGATCCGGCGTCTCATCATCGAATATGGGTGCTGATGCTCTTGAGCAATTCGGATGCTCTAACAGGTTTTCGCTAAAATAATCCAATGTCCATATCTGAC